AGGCAATTGAAGCAAATAAAACGCCGCTTGAAGTTGTATCAACGGACGATATCTCACAAACTGTAAAAGTTATTCCGTGCCCTGAGCAATACACAGACAGCGCAACCTGTAAGACCTGTAAGTTGTGCGCTCGAGATAATCGAGACTTCATTATCGCGTTCAAATAACTTTGATGAAAAAAATACTACACAATTCTTTTGAGTTGTTGTTGTTCCTGTTCCCTACAATTGGTGCGACTGTTTCACTAATAGTTAACCGTAATTCTTGATACTTAACCCTGGTAATCTGCCAGGGTTTTTTCTTATCTAATTATTGAAAATGATTCTCATTATCAGTGGCTTGCTTATTGAGAATGAAAATCATTATCAAGTCTCATCTAATTGAGAATGAGAATCATTATCAATAGCAGTAGTACATTTGTACTCTTCCTTATTGAGAATGAGAATCAATAGCAACAAGAACTACTATCACGGCCACGGGTCGGTACGGTTCTGTTCGACACCTGATTTAGATTGGTCGATATGGCACCGATTGAATCCATGGCAGTCAATCCAAAAGAGAAGTTCTACGGCCCGCTGAAGCAAGTAGCAGCACAGTACGTTCCTCTTCTGATGGCACGCATGACAGTTTTGCAAAAACGTGCAAATAGTGCGATCGAATTTCTTGAAGCAGACGAGGAGGTTGGATCTGAACGTGTTGTAGCTGTGGTTCAGGCGCAGTCATCACTACACAAGTCAGTGCTGGAAGCAGGAATGTGCCAATCATTGGTGGGTGCTTTTGCTGATTTGTTGGAGGCAGATTACCAACGCATCAAGGACTCTGCCTGCTTTTTCTTGAATGAAGAGGGAGACATGGAGTCCTTGTACGAGGAAGGTGACTAAGGCCACGGGTCTACTTAACGTCCATCAGCAGGTCTCCTGCAATCTTCTCAAGGGCTTGGCAGTAGCCATCCCAAAACATTCGGTCATCATCGCTCTTGGAGTCCTTGTACCGATCCTTGGCAAACTCGTACTCCTCAATGAAATCTTCGACATGCATCGGGAGATACTCCTGTTGGGGTTCCAGTTCATGAGGAAGCAGGTAATCATCGTCAGTAGCTGAAGCTTGGAACATGATTCGTGTTGGTTTTTAAAAGGGTAGAAGAAAAAGCCTTCTTAAAACCTTCTTTTAAAAGGTAATTAGAAAGATTCTTTACTGTTGCCATTTTGAACCACTTTAAAAACTGGTCTAAAACCGTTGTAAGCCCTTCAAAATCTGTGTGTATCTTCTGTTGGTCCTGATTCAACGCACAACGATGCAAATCAATGGCGAGCTCACTGGTTGGGTGCCCAGCTTTTACGACAAGCCTGAGTACGGTGGTGAACCAACTGACTTTCGTCTCAAGGTCCAGGTGGCTGATGCCCAGGATCTGGTGGATGAGATCAGCAAGGAGTACGACAAGGCGTGTGAGTGGTACGCCGAACAGACTGGCAAGCGTCGGTTCTTCGATGCTCCGTTTGAGATGAACAGCGATGGCTCGGCTGTAATCAAGCTGACTGCCAAGCTGGCGTATGAAGAGTTCCCGTTTCCTGCAGTGGATACTGAGCTCAACCCAATAGCTCGTGACCTGTACCTCAAGCCTGGTACCAAGGTCATCGTCCACGCAGAGCCCACGTATCACCCTCGTAAGGCCATGAAGGGTGGTATGAGGCTCAAACCCTGCGGGATCCAGGTCATCGAGGCTGTAACGTCTTCTGGGCGTGACTCAGGAGGCAAGGATGTCAGCCAGATGTTCACCAAGGTTGATGGCTTCAAGCAGAGTCAACCCAAAGTTCAGGAACTTGCTACTGTCGGTAAGGAAGATCCTGATTTTTGATACATGGCCCGACGATTTCACAAGTACGGCAAACGTCGCGCTGACGGATTTCGATCGGGCTTTGAAGGCAAGGTGGCAGATGATCTAACTGCCAACGGTGTGTACTACGAGTATGAGAAACACAAGTACAACCTTGTGATTCCACGTAGTTACACACCTGACTTTGTCCTTGCCAACGGTGTCGTGCTTGAGGTCAAGGGGTTCTTTGACGCCGAAGATCGCAGGCTCATCAAGCTGTTCCGTGAGCAGCATCCTGATGTAGACATCCGCATGGTGCTGCAAAAGCCGCATCAAAAGCTCCAGCGTGGTGGTCGCATGGACTACGCAAGCTGGTGTGACAAGCACAATGTTCCTTGGTGTGAAGGACCTTACTTGCCAAGAGACTGGACTTTGTTATAGTTCGCTCGGACAAGAAGGATTCCGACCTCCAGGGACGCACTCTCTGGAGGTTTTTTATGTCCCACGTTCTCGGAAGAACAAGCTGCCCGTTGTGTGGCTCACGAGATAACGTGGCTCGCTATGAAGATGGTGGTGAGCACTGCTTTACACCTGGCTGCAACTATCACGTTTCTGGTTCGTCTTCTTCTTTTCAAATGTCCAAACCTCACAATGCAGACCATCAAGAGATTGAGCCCATCCTGGGCACGTACACGGCTATTGATTCTCGCAAGATCCCTAAAGACACAAATCAGTTCTTTGGGTACTTCAAGGGCCGCTACGGAGGTTCCGACGCCTATTTCTGGCCGATCTACGACAAAGAGCGTAGGCTTTCCGGCTACAAAATTCGTAAACCTGGAAAACAGTTTATTCAGCACGGGTCCAATCCTGACCATACCTTTCTCGGCCAAGAAAAATGGAGTTCCGGAGGGAAGCTTCTCGTTGTATTTGAGGGGGAATACGATTGCCTTTCCTATGCAGCAGTACGCAAGACCTGGCCGTGTGTATCGCTACCGAATGGTGCTGACTCTGCGGAACGGTCCGTACGAGCAAATCTCGATTGGCTTCTGAAATTTGAGGAGATCATCCTGTGCTTTGACAACGATGAGCACGGACAGAAAGCAGCCAAGAAAGCAATCCAATTGCTACCACCACGTCGAGGCAAGCTTGGCACTGTTGAGGGTTACAAGGATGCCAACCAGGCCCTGGTGGACAACAACAGCAAAGCCATCATGCAGATGGTGTGGACAGCCACGCAATATGAGCCTGATGGCATTATCAGTGGCTCCACGTTGCTCAAGGCTGTCCTCGAGGACCCTAAGGTTGACAGTGTTGAGTATCCCTACGCCTGCTTGAACGACAAGTTGCATGGCTTGAGAGCGGGTGAGTTAGTAACCGTGACGGCTGGTACAGGGATAGGGAAAAGTACGTTTGTATCAGAGGTGGCTTATGACCTTTTGGTTCGCCAAGGGGAAACGGTGGGTTACGTGGCTCTTGAGGAAAACATCCGAAGAACTGCGAGACGCTTCGTTGGAATGGAACTCAACTACCCTATTCACATTGACCGTGGCATCTTTTCAGACGACCAAATTGAAGAAGCTTTTGACAAAACACTTGGGACTGGGCGTCTTTATTTGTACGACCATTTCGGCAGTCTTGACCCTACCGTTCTTCTTAATCGTGTACGGCATTTGGTTACTGGTTGTGGTTGCAAGTGGATTATTTTCGATCACCTTTCAATTTTGGTATCGGGTCTGGAGAACGGTGATGAACGACGCGCCATCGATCAAACCATGACCCAGCTTCGGAGCTTTGTTGAAGAAACTGGCTGCGGGATGTTATTAGTGTCACACTTACGTCGACCTCAGGGAGACAAAGGCCATGAAAATGGGGCACAGACGACCCTTAGCCAGCTTCGTGGCAGCCACTCTATACCTCAGCTTTCTGATGTCTGTCTTGGCTTGGAGCGGGACCAACAAAAAGATGCCACAGAAGGAACTACGATTCGAGTCCTTAAAAATCGATTCACAGGTTGGTGTGGAGTCGCAGGTGAAGTGAATTATGAAGAAAATACAGGCAGAATGTTGGAGCTAAAAAGCACCAACAGTAAAAAAACTTTTTCCAATGATCCTTTTGAAACCGACTTTTGATATCCACATAAGAAGCTTGAACGCCAACAAAGCTTCTGTGTTTGCTGCGTCCTTACGTGGCAAAGCTGTTTGCAAGCCTTTCTTCAAATCAAATGACTTCTGCTACATCCTCAACAAGAATGACATCGACCCATTCATTGACCACTGTGAAGCACAAGGAGTTAGTTTCTACATCGACGATGACGTTCGATGTGGAGACGAATGCGCTGAAACCTAGAGAGGTCACAAAGATCCATTGCTGTGCCATCTCACAGTACGGAAAGACCAAGCTCTACAAGGATCCTCAGAAGTGGTTGCCGCTCCTTGAAGAAGCTGATGTGATTGCTGGACACAACGTGATCCAGTACGACATACCCGCAATCCAAAATCTGTACCCAGATTTCAAGCCCAAGGGGCTGGTGCTTGACACGTTGATCTTGTGTCGCATGGTGTATCCCAACCTGCTTGACATTGACTTCAAGAGGAAGTGGCCTGGGATGCCGATGCAGATGTACGGCAGGCACAGCCTTGAGGCATACGGTTTTCGGCTGGGTCACAGCAAACGCCACGCTGACATGACTGACTTCAGCGAGCTGACGGAAGAACTTGCAGAGCGATGCGTCTGCGATGTTGAGTTAAACGTTAAGCTTTTGGAGCGCCTGAAACCGCAGATCGAGCTTTATCCTTGTGCTGTCAACTTGGAGATGGACTTTGCAAGTCTTATCGCCAAGCAAGAAAAGTCAGGTTTTCCCTTTGACATTCGGGAAGCATTAGTTCTTGAAGCCTCGATCAACGACAAACTAAATAATCTCAACAAACGCTTGCGACAACGGTTCCCGTTTGTTGACGGAGGTATCTTTAAACCCAAACTTGACAGCACCAAACGTGGTTATGTCGCTGATGCACCAATGACTCGGTTAACTGAGTTGAATCCCAATTCAAGGGATCACATCGCTTGGGTGTTACAAAATCATTTGGGTTGGCAACCTAATAACTTTACCGATACGGGGAAACCCAAGGTGGATGAAAAGATTCTGTTAAAGATCCCTGGAGCTGAGGATTTTGTTTCACACCTTACCCTCCAAAAACGACTAGGCCAACTGAGCACTGGCAACAATGCTTGGTTGAAACTAGTTGAGTCTGACGGTCGTATTCACGGCAGTGTTATTACGGTCGGCTGCGCCACGGCTCGCTGTAGTCACGTCAACCCCAACATGGCTCAATGTCCGGCCGTCAGGTCCGAGTTGGGTACCGAATGTAGGTCGCTGTTTGTACCTGATGTAAACCCGAGGGGACGGTTTAGAAAGACCCGCAAACAGGTTGGCGTGGATCTCAGTGGCATCGAGGCACGATGCTTGGCGCATTACTGTTGGCCCTTTGATGGGGGCAAGTTTGCCAACGAGGTTTTACACGGTGACATCCACACTGCAAATCAAAAGGCTGCTGGTCTCACGTCACGAGATCAAGCCAAAACATTTTTCTACGCGCTGATGTATGGGGCAGGTGCAGAGAAAATATCTACTATCACAAACCAAGACGGCGCAAAACTAAAACGTAAGTACTATAAAAATATGCCAGCGTTAGCTGAGCTTACAAAACGAGTCACTGACAAGGCTGAGAAGGAAGGTTACGTCAAAGCTCTTGACGGTCGAATGATACAAATTAGGTCAGCACATAGTTCACTTAACTTTTTGTTGCAATCTGCAGGAGCCCTAATATCAAAGGTCTGGTACATCAAGTGCTACGAGTTGCTTCAAGAAAAGGGACTTATTTATGACAAACATTGGTCTTTTCTCGCTCATGTTCATGACGAAATACAGTTTTCGGTTGATGAGCAACATGCAGAACAACTTGGACAGCTCGCAGTTAAGGCTGCCGCCCTTGCCGGAGAAGCTCTCAAACTCCGAATTGAAATCGCTGCCGAATACAAAGTTGGAAACACCTGGGCCGAGTGCCACTAAAGTTTGCACCGTCTGCAAAAAAGAAAAACCTCTGACTGCGTTCACCAAGGACAAGCAGAAACCAGATGGTTTTTACCCGCACTGTAAGGTCTGCAACAACCTCAACGCTCGCAACCGCAGGCAACTTAGACAACTCCACAAAGAGCCTGAAGACAGCCGTTGTGAGTGCTGTGGTGAGGTGAAAAAGCTTGTGCTTGACCATGATCACAACACTCAAGCCTTTCGAGGCTGGCTCTGTGGTGATTGCAACATGTCAATTGGCAAGCTTGGGGACAATACAGAAGGCGTCCTCAAAGCTCTGGATTATCTGGAGCGCAAGAATATGCTCAATACAGAGTTTTACGGAGGACTCAAAGATGACGTGGGGACTGTTTGATGCAGACATGCTTCTGCACAAAACAGTTGCAAGCTGCGAACGTGAGATTGAGTGGATGCCAAACGTCATCACAACTCACATCTTGGTTAGCGAAGCTCAGCAAATGTTTCGAGATCTTGTCGCCAAACTTCAACGACAAGCCAAAGCATCCAAAATAACCCTGTGCTGGACTGCAGAGTCAAATTTTAGGCTCAAAGTTGACAGCACTTACAAGGGCAATCGTCGTGGCACCTTGCACCGTCGTAAACCTGTGGGATACAAGGACATGCGTAAGTGGGCAGAGGAAGAGTTTTCTTCTGAATGCTGGTACAACCTTGAAGGTGATGATGTCCTTGGCATCCTCGCCACTCGCAATCCAAATGAGACTGTTATTTGGTCTGGTGACAAGGACCTAATGCAAATTCCTGGGGCTCACCTTAACGACGCTGGTGAGATTGAAATTGTTTCTCAACTTCAAGCTAATGTCTTTTTCTATCGTCAGGTTCTTACCGGTGATACCGTTGACGGCTATCCTGGTTGCCCTGGGTGTGGAAAGGTTTCAGCAGCAAAGCTGGTACCAGAAGAAGAATTTACAGAAGCCACCGCATGGGGAGCTGTAATCAAACAATTTGAAAAGAAACACCTAGGTGCTGACTACGCTTTAAGACAAGCTAGGCTGGCCCGCATTCTCCGCAATTCTGAGTATCAACTTGATGAACTTCAGTTATGGACACCTCCAACAATCCAATACGACCAAGTCACTACGGGTGCGGCGACGACGTAATTGAATGCATCGATTACATCGAAAGCCACGCCCTTGATTTTCTTGAAGGCAACGTGATCAAATACGTTACCCGATACCAAGAAAAGAACGGTCTTGAAGATCTCAAGAAAGCTCAGTGGTATCTTGAACGACTTATCAAACGCACTGAAAATTTTGAATCAAAACGTTTCAGCCGGATTTACCAAACAATTCTCGAGAATAGCGATGACTCTGAATTCAAATGCATCGATAGTGAAGCATTGGATGTCTCGTGCGGAACAACTGACTGATCCAGACAGTGAAGCCCAACTAAGATATGTCGAAGAAGAGTTTTACGAACTCATCAACGCTTGGAATTACGAGACACGCCCTGACGTTATTAAAGAAGCTTGTGATCTTCTTTGGGTTGTTTATGGTCTTTTACATACCATAAATGTTGATCCAGACCAAGCTTTTGACCGGATCGCGTCGTCGAATTATTCCAAGTTCCCATTTACAAAAGTTGATGGCAAGGTCCAAAAAGGACCTGACTATGAACCCGCCAACCTGACTGATCTCTAATTCTGATGAATCCTTCAATTGCAATGACGGGCCGCGTTGAAAGCTGGCTCGACAACCCCACGCGCCGCTATCCGATTTCTTGCACAGTGTTCGTTGTGGAAGACACGATGGATGAACACCCTGATGGTTTGGAGGGTGCGTTTACTTTCTGTTCCAAGGCTCTTCGTTACGGTGCTGGTGTCGCTGTTCACTTGTCGAAGCTGCGTGCAAAAGGCACAGAAAACAAGCACGGCATGATCAGCTCTGGTCCGTGTGGATTCATGGAGATCTTTTCCAAGTTCAATGAGATTTTGCGTAGAGGGGGGCAGTACCGTAATGGCGCTATAGTGGGTCACCTCGACGCGGATCACCCTGACATTCTTGAGTTCCTGAGCTACGACCGTGCTCGCATTCCCTGGCTCAAGCGTTGTGTCAACGTGGACCCGACAATCATGACGCCTGACAATGCTGAAAAGCTTGAGGCAATCATGGCTGCCGCCCGTCGTGGTGACGTATGGATTGTTAAAAAGCAATACGACGCAAACAACGAACGGATTTACTCCAACGTTTGCCAGGAGATACTACTTAAGAGTCGTGACACTTGCTTGTTAAATCACATCAACTTGGGCGTCACCAAAATTGAGGACATCGAGCAAGCGTTTGTTGATGGCATGAAGTTTCTTTGCGAGTTGTATAAGAAAACTGGTGTCGACGAATCTGGTATTTACTCTCGTAAAGACAATCAGGTTGGCCTGGGCGTGCTTGGTCTTGCAAACCTACTTGCAATTGAAGGTGTCACTTATTCTGACTTTGTCTATGCTTTGCGCCGGTCCAACCTTTTCCTTTCTGGCTCAGATACAAAAGCTGAACAAATCGCTACCGCGCTTCGTAAGGGCTTTCAAGAGGCGTCTAAGGTGGCAGATGAGTACGAAATGTCCCGAGCGTTCACGGTGGCTCCCACTGCGTCTTGTGCGTACCGTTACGAGGATCGTGAGGGTTACACCACAGCGCCTGAAATTGCTCCGCCGATCTCGTTGGAAATAGATCGTGATAGTGCAACTCTTGGTGTCCGTAGTTACAAATTTAATCCCAAATGTGAGACCGCTGAAAAAGTTGGTTGGGATGTTTTCTTTGAACTTAATAGTGAGTGGCAGCGTTTAATGAATTCCACTGGAAAAGCTCACGCAATTTCCATGAATTGGTGGTCCGATATGACAACCATGGACCGCAAATTTATGTCACGATGGATTAACTCGCCCTTGAAGAGTTTGTATTACTCCCTCCAAGTAATGGAGGATATTCAAGACAAATCAGATGCTTATACAGCACTGAAAGATATTGATGTTGACGACTACATCAATTCCATCCTTAAAGGGGCGGACACTGCACCAGAATGTGATTGCGCTGAATGATGAATCCGTACCAAAAACTGCTCCAACGAAAGCGTACTTGGACTCCTGTCCAACAAACCAAAGGTAAACTCAAAGAAGGTGCGGAAGAAACAATTTTCCGTGCTCTCGCACTCCGACAGCTTGAGTTACCCGTTGGTGAATTCATCAACGATGCTCTCAAGTTTGAAGTGCCTGAAGCTGCTCGTGAACTTCTCATCGACAACATCAAAGATGAGGAGAAACATGACATCGCCCTCGGATATGCTGCAGCAGCGTTGGGTACTGACCCAAAAGCTGAAGCGGAAGCACGACGCTTTAGAGAGGCTTGGGAAAGCCATCCAGACCACACCGTACTCAAAGCAATGGTGGCTGAGAGAGCTCTCTTCTTCGTGCTCCTTCCGTTCTTTCGCTTCTGTGGAGACAGCGGACTGAGAACCGTTTCAAGCGACATCTCTCGTGACGAAACAATCCACGTCAGTGCTAACTCCTTGGTCTGTCGTGAGCTTGGGTTGTCTGTCAGTCCGTCTCTCGACAATCTACGGAAAGCTACGATTAACTGGGTTATGCAGCCCCTAGGTAAGTCTGAGGACAAGTACCTGGACAAGCAGTTCTGGCTTGATCAAAGCGACAGCCTAATGTATGCAGGTAAGGCTGAAGGTCTTATTGAGACCAAACGTTCTCGTATGCCTGCGTTTTTTGAAATGAGTAACTCCGACCTACCTAGCTACGCATGACGTTCCGTATCCCAGACCCCAACGCAAAATTCATTGATCCAGAGTTTTACACAAACCCCAATGACATGCGTTGGTCTGGGGTCGAATGCGACTTTTGGTGGGTTGCAGCGGCAGTAATTAGTACAGTTGCCGCTGCAGCCGCAGACTCACAACGTCGCAGAGAACAAAAAAAAGCAGAAAGAGCAGCTCGTCAAGCACAAGCTGAAGCTACTGAAGCACAGCGTCAATTTGAAACAGAACAAAGAGCGGCTGAAGAAGCTGTTGCTTCTCAACGTGCAGCAATGGAAACCGAAGAGGCTGAGCAACAAAAAGTAGTTAAAGAACAAGAACGCATTGCTGCTGAAGTTGCAGAGCAAGCACGAGTTGCTGACATTGTTTCTAAACGTTCAGTTGCACAAGTTGGTGCAGAAACGCAACGTGAGATTGCTGTAGCTGATCAACAATTAGCTGAGCAACAGGCAGCGCAAGCTGTTGATCAAAAGGTTGCAGGACAGACAGTAGGTAAGCCAGGTATTTCCCGCACAAAGGTTACAGCTCCTGTGCCTGGTGGTTACGGTGGTACCGAACAAACTAAAGTTAATCCGACCGGACTAAATATATGATTCCCTACATTGATCCAGACATTATCAAATATTTAGAAGATATGTACCCTGATAAGGCTCCTGATCTTAGTATGGAGGAGAAAACTATTTGGTATTCTGCTGGTCAAGTATCAGTTGTACGCCATTTAAAAGAACAACTTAAAGTTCAAGAAGAAACCAAGTACGACTAACGTGTTATGGCTGTTCCGTATCTAGCTATAGCTACCACGCTTCTTGCGGGTGCTAGCGCCTACTCAGGTTACAAGGCTGCATCCGCAGCACGAGAACAAGCTGCAGCTATGCGGAAGCAAGCCGCTGCTACTCGTGAAGCTTCAATGCAAGAAGTGTCGCAAATGCAGGCAGATGCAAAGCAGCGTGCTTCACAATTTCAAACGCAAATTGA